CACAATGGAAAGCTGCCAGGCAGTCTGGTAAGGTTAGATAAACCTAATTTTTTTGGAGATTTAAAATGTCAAATACCTTACTTACAATCAGTAAGATTACCAATGAGGCCTTAATGGTCCTCGAAAATGAATTAACTTTTACTTCTGAAGTAGATCGCAACTATGATGATCAGTTCGCTGTAGTTGGTGCGAAAATTGGCGCAACAGTCAATGTCCGTAGACCAGGTCGCTTTATCGGTACAACTGGCCCAGCATTAAATGTGGAAGACTTGAATGAAACTTCAGTACCAGTAACATTGTCAACTCAGTTCCATGTGGATACACAATTTACTACTCAAGACTTAGCTTTGTCTTTGGATATGTTCTCTGATCGCATCCTCAAGCCAGCAGTTGCTGCTATTGCCAACAAAATTGACTTTGATGGTACTACTACAGCAGCTTTGAATACAGCTAACATTGTAGGTACAGCAGGTACACCTCCAACTGGCTTGTATACATACTTGTCAGCTCAAGCTTACCTAGACTCTGAAGGTGCTCCTCGCGATGGTCGCAGAAGCTGTATTGTTGAGCCATTCACTTCAGCTACTATTGTTGATAGCTTAAAAGGCTTGTTTGTTCCTAATGACAAGATTGGTATGCAGTATGAAAAGGGCTTGATGGGCCGAGATTCTGGCGGTATGAACTGGAAACTCGATCAAAACATTGTGTCCCAAACTTTTGGTAACTTTAGTTCTTCTACTGTTACTGCTTCTGTTGCTACTACAACTGCTACTGGTTTCTTGACCTCTGGTTGGGCTTCACAATCCACAATTACTTTGACTGCTGCTAATACAGGCACAATCAACTTAAATGCTGGTGATACATTCCAAATCGCTGGTGTGTATGCAGTTAACCCACAGAATCGTCAGGCTTATGGCACAAACAAACTGCGCAGCTTTGTAGTTAAATCTGCTGTTTCAGTTGCTTCTGGTTCTTCTGTTTCTGTTACTGTTTCTCCTGCTGTTATTTCAGGTGGTCAGTTCCAGAATGTGTCAATTCCTACTGCTTCTGCAACTGCTGCTGTTACATTCTTTGCATCACAATACAATGCAAGTGGTTCTGGTGTAGTTTCACCACAAAACATTGTTATGCATCGCAATGCTTTCACAATGGCTATGGCTGACTTAGAGTTGCCTGAAGGTGTTCATTTTGCTGGTCGAGCTTCTGATAAAGAAATCGGTCTATCAATGCGAGTCGTTCGCCAATACACAATTAACAACGATAGTATTCCTACTCGAGTTGATGTGCTTTATGGTTGGGCTCCTTTGTATCCAGAACTTGCTTGCCGAGTTGCAGCTTAATAATTGCAGGGGATAAAACCCCTGCTTTTTAAACATATTTAAGGAATAAAATCATGAGTAATCCAGGACCAGCAGTAACTAATACCACTCACCCATCGAACCTAAACAGCCAACAGGCTTTGCGAGTTCTAGCGGTGTTGAAAGGTGTTTCCACAGCAGCAGCAGCAGACTTTGCTGTTCAAATTAACAACAGCGCACTTTATGTTCCTGTTTCAGTTGTTGTAGCTAATGCTAACAATGCTGGAGCAACACAATCTGTAGCTTCTGTAAATTTGGGTGTTTATACAGCAGTTAATAAAGGTGGTACAACAAGTATTTTGACAGCAGCAGCTTTGACTAGCCAAACTACTCCATCTTATGTAACTATCTCAGCAGCTTCTAACCCTAATACAGCGCAGTCAGCTCAAACTATTTATGTAAATATTTCAACAGCTTTTGCAACTGCAACTGTTGATGTGTATGTATATGGATATGATTTAAGCCCAGGCGCATACTAAGAAATACCATGAAGTAAAAGGAAAAGGCCATGCCCAAAAAGTGTGGCTTTTTTTCTTGAATAACATATAATTGATTTACCTTATTTAAAGGAAAAAACCATGCCATCTACTACTATTGCTCGTGGAAATGCATTAAGCACTTTCTACATTTCAGCTCCACTTACTCCTACAGCAATTTCAGGAACTTCTTCAACTCAGACTTACCAAATCGCAGGTTTGCAAACTACCGATTTAGTATTGGTACAAGGCGCAGTAGGCTCACAAACTGCTGGTGTAGTAGCTGCTGAAGCTGATTGTTTGACTGCTGGTGTATTGACAATTCAATGGATCAATGCAAGCGGTTCTTCTGCAACTCCTACTGTTGGCAATTACATCATTCAGATTACTCGCCCTGAAGGTTCATTGCCTACTACTGCGGTTTAAGGAGTTAAAACATGGCTTACAATTCAGCTTTTGCACCTTTTGGACCCACTTATTTGGTTGGTAGTTCTGCTGCTGTTCAAGTTAAATCTAGCAACAATGTGTACCCTTCAGGTTATCGAATTGTAAACATTACTTCTAGCTTAATTCGAGTATCTTGGCAGCCACAGGAGCCTAATGATGGGACTTCTACCCCTGTTGTTACAGCTCCTGCTTTAACAATACCTTCTGCTAATACTTTTTCTATTCCTGCTAATGGTGTAGCTGTATTTAGCGGTATTCCACCTAATGCTTGGTTCTTGTCTAGCGCAGCTTCTAGTGCAGAAATTACTCCTGGTGAAGGAATTGCATAATGAGCTCAAATCAAGTAGCTTCAACAGTCACAGTCCAAACAGTTCCTGTTCAGGCTCAATTTAATACTGCTGGTGTTTGTCTTGGTTTAGTAGGACCTGGAGGTGCTTTTTTTAGCCCTCCATTAACAGGCGATACTATTAACCCATCTACATTTCAAATGGGTGGTAATTTAATTGGTTCTTCTACTGTTCCTACTTTAGGTTCAGGATGGGGTACTGGCGCAACTATTACAGCATCAAACACAATGGCATTTAAAATTGTTGTTGGTACTGGTGGCGCAAGTGCAGGAACTATTAATTTTCCTACAGCAACTAATAATTGGCTTGTTTATGCTCAAAATATTACAAGTGCAACAAGTTTGTTTTTACAACAAACAACTTCAACAAGCACTTCTGCTGTATTAACAAGTTTTAGCTTAACTTTGGGTACTGCCTCGCCAATGACTGCTGGAGATGTAATTTTAGTTTCTGCTGTTGCTATTTAAGGAATAAATATGGGTGCTCCCAATTCAACAGTAGATCAAAATCTACTGCCAGTTCAGGCTTATTTTGATGTTTATGGTAATTTTCAGACTTTTATTGGTCAGGGAAAGTCGTTTTATGCAACTGCTAACCCAGTTCAATCAGGGTTAACCATTACTAATAGCACTCTTGATAGCTCACCGATTGGTAGCACCTCTCCTTCTACTGGTGTTTTTACAAGTATTTCTACAACAACAGGAACTATTTCTACACAACCTAGTAGCGCAAATGACATAGTTAATTTATTGGCTTTGCAGTCTTATGCAGCAGGAATTAGTTGGAAACAGCCTTGTGCTTGTGCAACTTTAGCAAATATTACTTTGCTTGGGTTACAAACTATTGATGGATACACTACTTTATCTGGTGATCGAGTATTAGTTAAAAATCAAACTACAGCATCTCAAAATGGCATTTATATTGCTTCTGCAACTGCTTGGGTTAGAGCTTTAGATGCAAGCACTTGGAATGAGTTGATTTCAGCTATTACTTTTATTGAATATGGTACACAAGCTGGTGGTGCATGGTTTTGTACTGCACAGCCAGGTGGCACAATCAATGTAACTGCTGTTAACTGGTCGCAATTTACAACTTCTGCTACTTACACAGCAGGAACAGGTTTAACCCTTACAGGTTTTCAATTTAGCATTACTAACACAGGTGTAGCTGCTAATACTTATGGTTCTGGTACTGCAACTCCTGTATTTGCGGTAAATGCCCAAGGTCAGATTACTTCTGTTACCAATACCACTATTACTCCTGCTATTGGCAATGTAACTGGTCTTGCAACAGGTATGCTGACTTTCTTGCAAACTCCTACTTCTGCAAACTTGGCAGCCACAGTTACCGATGAAACAGGTTCAGGAGCTTTAGTATTTGCTAATGGTCCTACTTTAATTGCTCCTGTTCTTGGAACCCCTGCAAGCGGAACAGTAACTAATTTAACTGGTACAGCTAGTATTAACATTAATGGTACTGTAGGAGCTACAACAGCCTCTACAGGCGCATTTACTGTTTTATCTACTAGCTCTACTACTAGCACAACTCCTGTATTAAGTTTTAATGCTTCTAATTCAGCTTATGCTGCTGGTGCAACTGTAGCAAGTAGTTATTTACAGTTTTTAATGCAAAACAAATCAGGTACTGCTGGTGCTTCTACAAACTATGTATTAAGTAATGATCTAGGTACAGACTCTTCTTATTATGGTGAGTTTGGCATGAACTCATCAGTATTTAGTGCTTCTACTCCTGCCGACTTTTTTAGCATAAATAATGGTGTTTATTTTTCAGGTCATGATGGTGATATAACTTTAGGTTCAGGCAATGGTTATAAAACCTATTTATCTTGGGGAACTGCTGGTCAATCAGCCCATGTAATCAATGCTTCAGGTGCTATTGGCTTATCTACAAACTTAGGTACAACTCCTGCCCTTAGCGGTACAACTGGTTATGGAACATCAGGTCAAGTATTAACTTCATCAGGAAATGCAGCAGCTCCTACTTGGACCACTCCATCACCAATGGTTTACCCTGGATCAGGAATACCTAATTCAACTGGTACTGCATGGGGAACTTCTTATTCAACTACTGGTAGCGGTACAGTAGTTGCTTTAGCTACAAGCCCAACTTTTGTAACTCCTGTTCTTGGAACTCCAACATCAGCAACACTTACTAATGCAACTGGATTGCCTGTTTCTACTGGTATTAGCGGTTTAGGAACTGGTGTAGCGACTGCTTTAGCGGTTGCTGTAGGCTCTGCTGGTGCATTTGTAGTCAATGGTGGCGCATTAGGAACACCATCAAGCGGAGTGGCTACAAACTTAACAGGAACAGCTTCAGGTCTGTCTATTGGCGGTAATGCTGCTACTGCAACAACAGCAACTACAGCAACTACTGCAACAAATGCTACAAACATAGCAATTACTGACAATACAAGTTCTGCATCAACTTATTATCCTGTTTTATCGCTTAATACAAGCGGTAATAATGGCGCTACTACAAGTTCTACAAAAATCAGTTTTGTTCCATCTACAGGTGTTTTAACAACTACAGGACATAATTTAACTGGTTTAACAGCTTCTAGCGCAGTTGCTACTGATGCTTCTAAAAACTTAGTTTCAGTAACAAATACTGGTTCAGGTAACAATGTATTGGCAACAAGTCCAACTTTGGTTACACCAATTTTAGGTACACCGACTTCAGGAACTTTAACAAACTGTACAGGATTGCCTGTAGGTGGTATTTCTGCAACTGGAACTCCATCTTCTAGCACTTATTTAAGAGGTGATGGAACATGGTCTACTGTTTCTGCTGCTCCTGCTGGTTCAAATACACAAGTTCAATACAACTCTAGCGGTTCTTTCGCTGGTTCTGCCAACTTAACTTTTGATGGAACAAACCTTTCATGCGGTGGAACTGTAACAGCTTCTTCTGATGAAAGATTAAAAACAAATTGGCAACCAGTTATTGTTGATTTTGTAGAAAAATTAGCCAAAGTGAAATCAGGTATTTACGATAGAACAGATATAGAATCTACACAAGCTGGTGTTTCAGCGCAATCTTTACAAGAAATATTGCCACAAACTGTTATTGCTGATGAAGAAGGAATGTTAAAAGTTGCTTATGGAAATGCTGCTATGGTTTCTGTAATTGAATTGGCAAAAATAGTTATTGAATTAAAACAAGAAATTGCAAATTTGAAAGGAATTAAATAATGGCAACAACATCAATAGGTAGTTCTGGAGTAACTTTTCCTGATTCAAGCACACAAGCAAGTAGTAGCGGTGTTGCAAAGGCTTGGGTTAACTTTAATGGTTCAACTGCCGCAATTAGAGCTTCATATAATGTAAGTTCAATAACTAGAAATAGCACAGGAAATTACACAATTAATTTTACTAATGCTTTTTCCGATGCAAACTATTCAATATCGGGAATTGCTGGTGGAACATCAGGAAGTTTTGGAGTTACTTGGTTTCAAGCTGGCTCAACAAACACAACAACTTCATGTGTAATGACATCTGCCGCACCATCTTCTTTTTCTGCTACTGATGTAACTGGCGGATATTTAGCATTTTTTAGATAAGGAACAAAAATGACACAAGCAATTATTTTTACTAACGACAATGGTGGTGTATCCGTCACAGTATCAACAGGTGAAATCTCTGTACAAGCTGTTCTTGAAAAAGACTGTCCATCAGGTGCAATCATTGTTGATGACTCTACACTTCCACAAGGTGCAGATGCTCAATTTTTCGATGCTTGGGAACTATCAGGTTCTACAGTAACAGTAAACTTTGAAAAGGCTAAAGCTATCAAACTAGCCCAATTTAATGCTAAAGCCGTTCAAGAAGCCCAAGCAAGACAACTTAATACTTTAGCTGGTATTAACAATGCGGTTAGCGATGCAGACTTTACTACTAGCCTTACTGCTGGTCGTGCTTCTATTGCCGCCGCAACAACAACTGACGAATTAGTGGCTATTGCTAATCCAACATGATTTTTACTTGGAAAATTTTAGAACTATTTGCTGATTGCAAAGGAGTTAAATACTATGTTGAAGCAACTGATGGAAAAAATACAGTTGAAGGTGAAGGAAATGTTTTTTTTGATGAAAACAAAGTTAATCTCCCTTTGGATCAAATTAAAGAGCAAAATTTAATTGATTGGATTGATAAAGATGCAATAAAATCTAATTTAGAAACACAATTACAAGCTATGGATAGCGATAAAAAAATCGAGTTTCCTTGGTTAGTAGATACTTTTACACCAGAAAGCTAAAATGACACAGCCAATCGACATTATTAGCAGGGCATTAAAAGATATTGGTGCTTTAGAGTCTGGTGAAACTCCTACTCCTGATGCAGCTCAAGATGCTTTTGATATGCTAAATGACCTCGTAGATCAATGGTCAAATGAAGACATGATGGTTTACAACACCACAGAAATTATTTTTCCTTTGATTTCTGGTCAAGTTCAATACACTATTGGTCCTACTCCATCAACTGCAAACTATGTTGGAGCTTCATTTACAGGCTCTATTTCAGGAAAAATACTTACTGTTACAGCTTTGACTACAGGTGCAGTAGCTCAAGGTCAAACCCTAAAAGGCACAGGAATATTGCCTGGAACTAAGATTGTTCAGTTTTTGACAGGCGCAGGTGGTCAAGTTAATGAAACTGGTACTTATGAGCTAAATATTACTTATCCAAGTGCTGTTACTTCAACAACCATTACTGCTTATTATCAAAAGCCTTTGTTTATTGATCAAGCTTATGTAAGGGTTAATACTCAATCTAATGGTCAAGCAGTTCAAAATGGCGGTTTAGATTATCAAGTAGCTGTTTTATCTTTGGATAACTACAACCAAATTGGTCTAAAAACTTTAAATGGCCCTTGGCCTAAAGCTTTGTATTACAACCCAAATGCTGAATCAGGCAATTTGTTTGTATGGCCTAATCCAAGTCAAGGTGAGATGCATATGTTCTCATCTACTATTTTTAGTAATTATGAAACTTTTTATGATGACATAGTTCTTCCACAAGGTTATTCAATGGCTCTTAGATGGAATTTGGCTGAAAGATTGATGCCTATGTATGGCAAAGTAAATACTACTCAAATTAGCATGATAAATGCCTATGCAGCTCAATCTAAATCAACAATTAAGCGCAACAATATGCGACCAATCGCTGCTGCTGGTTATCCAGATTCAATGCTTGTAGGTCGAGCTAAAGATGCTGGTTGGATTTTAAGCGGTGGTTTCTTTAGATAAGGATTAAAAATGTCATCAACAACTTTTATAGATGGACAAACAACTATTTATGCCTCATGGCTAAATGATGCGAATAATGCTGTCTACAATGGAACTTTTCCAAATGGTGTTCTTAATCCAACAACCATTAATGCAACTAATGCAACAATTACTAATGCCACAATTACTAATTTAGCAATTACAAATTTCACTCCAACTTCTGTTAATTTGCCTAATAATTGGTCAATAAATACAACTTCTTCAAAAATGTATTTTACTTACAATGGCACTAATGTTGCATCTATAGATACAAGCGGAAACTTTATATCACTAGCAAATACAACTGCTGGTGGCACTCCTTAAGGATTCAAAATGGCAGATTTTGGATTTGTTGGCGCATCTTATGAAGCACCATCTATTTATCAGGATGCTCAGGAATGTATAAATTGGTTTCCTGAAGTAGACCCAACTAAGCCTCAAGGCTCTAGGGGGGTAGTTGCGCTTTATCCAACCCCAGGACTTACATCGGTAGTGGCATTAGCCCCACAAGCAGAAGTAAGGGGTATGCTTACCTTAACAGGCGGTCAAGCTTTTGTAGCGGTTTGTGGACAATACTTGTATTACATCAATTCAAGCTATACCCCTCATATTGTTGGTCAGCTTGCTAGTGGTTCTGGTCGAGTAGGTTTAAAAGACAATGGCACTACTGTTTACATTACTGATGGAACTAATAGATATACTTGGTTTATCAATAGCGCAACAAATAATCCTGTTTTTACTGGTTATACATCAGGAACAACTTTATATGTAACTTTTGTTAAAACTTTTGGTTCAGGAATTGGTGCAGGACAACAATTATTCGGTCATTCTGTTTTATCTAATACTGTAATTACAGGTCAATTATCAGGAACAACTGGTGGAATTGGTACTTATAGTATCAATACATCACAAACAGTTTCTTCTACTGGACTTTATTCGACTCCAGTTGCTTCTACATTAACTGCTGCTATTTCAGGAACAACTCTTACAGTAAGTTCTTTAACAGCAAATACAACTTTATACCCTGGCATGACTATTAAAGGTTCGGGTGTTACCACAGGAACCATTATTACTGCTTTGGGCAATGGAACTGTATTGACTACTGCTATTGCTACTGCTGGTACAAACTATGCTGTAAATGACACAATTACTGTTGTTGGCGGTGTTTATGGAACTACTCCTGCAACTTATACAGTAGCAACTGTTAGCGGTACTGGTGTTGCTACTTTAACAACAACTAATTCTGGTCAATATACTTCTACTCCAATAAATAATGCTTCTACAACCACTACTGGTTCAGGAACAGGTTTAACCCTTACTTTGACTTTTGGTACAGGCACAGGTGGAACTGGTAATTATGTTGTAAATAATAGTCAAACTGTTGGCTCTGAAACAATGTATGCGCTTAATTTCACAACAATGCCTTCTACTGATGGTGCATTTACAGGAGCAACTATTGTGGATGTTGTAGATAATTACTTTGTCTACAATAGACCAAATACTCAACAATGGGCAGTTTCTAATCTTTTAAGCCCTATTACTTATAGTCTTTCTTATGCTTCTAAATTTACAGGGCCTGATAACCTTGTTTCATTGGTTTGCGATCATGGACAAGTTTATTTATTAGGTGAAACTACTTCAGAAGTTTGGGCTGATGTAGGAACTTTTCCATTTGCTTTTCAAAGAATTCCTGGTAGCTCTAGTCAGCATGGTATTTCTGCGCCATTTTCAATAGCAAGAGCTGGAAATTCTTTTATTTATTTGTCTAAAAATACTAGAGGACAGGCTGAAATAGTCATGATGAATGGTTATTTTCCACAAAGAATTAGTACCCATGCTGTAGAAAATACTTTAGTAGATCAATATATTAATGATGCTGTAGCTTATACTTATCAGCTAGAAGGTCATGAAACCTATGTAATATCATTTCCTACCCTTGATTTAACTTGGGCTTATGACTTTACAACTCAGCTTTGGCATAAATGGCTTTGGTCTGACAATCTTGGTGTATATCATCGTCATCGGTCAAATTGTGGATGTTTATTTCAAAATTTGTATTTGGTTGGCGATTATGAAAATGGTCAAATTTACCAATTAGACCCTACAAATTACACAGACAATGGCGATACTATTCGCAGATTGCGAAGAGCACCTCATTTAACTACTGATTTACAAAGGCAATATTTTGATGAATTTCAAATTCAATTTCAGCCTGGAATTGGATTATCTGGTCTAACTCAAACTTCTTATGCGCCTACAAATGGAGTTGCAGGTATTGGTGTAGCAGGTTTAGCTATTTGCGGAACTTCTACAATTCAAACAGTAGGAGCTAACCCTCAAGCTATGCTTCGATGGTCAAATGATGGTGGTTCTACATGGTCTAATGAGCATTGGTCTAGCATAGGATTACAAGGCGCATATCAAAACAGGATTATTTGGCGCAGATTAGGCTGGTCTAGGGACAGAATTTTTGAAATATCTGTTACTGACCCTATTAAAGCAGTTATTGTTTCTGCTAACTTAAAAGCTAGTGAAGGGGATAATTAATGGCTATTAATAGCATTTGGGGGTCAACTCAGCAAAATCCTTATCCTCAAACCCCTTTTTTAGATGAAACTACTAAAATGCCATCTAGGTCTTGGCAACAATATCTATTGAATTTGGTCAATTTTAGCTCCGCTACTAATGCCACAAAAGGAGCTGCTACATTGCCTTCAAATCCAGTAGGATTTATCAATATTACTGTTAATGGAAAGCCTTACAAGGTTCCCTATTACAACATCTAAGCCTATAATTTAAAAATGTCAAAATACTTTAATAAAATAGCTTGTGGCTTTAATGTCATGCCTTTGCAGATAGCTCTGAGAAGGCAGCCAGGGCTATTTGGCAAATATAACCAAAGATGCGATTCTGCGGAAAGTCCCCATAGGGAAAGTTCTGATATTTGGATTCGATACAATTCTATTGAAAGTGTTTTAAATTGTGACAAACAATTAGATTCTGAACATCCTGCTAATAAAGAGCATAAATCTGTATGGTATCCAGTTTATTATCAACTTCCTGATATTCGGACCATTGTATTTGACTTAATGCGAATAGTAGAAGGGGAAGAATTAGGCACTATTTTAGTGGTTAAAGTACCTCCAAAAAAACAAATTTATACCCATACTGATGGCGGTTGGGGTGCTGAATACTATGAAAAATACCTTATTCCTATTCAATGTTATTTAGGAACTTCTGTAAATTTTCCAGATGGAACCATTATTCCTGAATTAGGAGCTACTTATTGGTTTGACAATAGTATTGACCATAATGCAATCAATGAATCTAATGAAGATATGGTTGTTTTAATAGTAACCATTCGGTCTGACAAGGTAAAGGATGCAAAATGAAAACAATTAGCGATTTACATAATAAAATGGTCGGTACTTTTGAGGTAGATTTAGGTACAGTACATCATTTTTCTGATGGACTTTATGCCAAGCAAATGTTTATTCCTAAAGGCTATATGGCAGGAACTCATGCCCATAAATTTAGCCATTTAAGCATTTTGGCAAAAGGTAAAGTTATTGTTAAAACAGATGATTCTGAAGCCATTTATGATGCACCAGCTTGTATAGAAATCAAAGAAGGCATTAACCATGCTATTGANGCATTGGAAGATTCTGTTTGGTTTTGTATTCATGCAACTGAAGAAACAGATGTATCTAAAGTTGATAATGTTTTGATTTTGGAAGGGGTTTGATATGCCATTAGGATGGGTTGCAGGAGCAATGGCTGTTGGAGCAGCAGCAAATGTATATTCTTCAAGTGTTCAAGCTGATGCAGCTAAAAGCGCAGCTAATACACAAGCTAATGCTGCTTTGACGCAACAAGGTAATCTTCTTGCTGCTGGTCAACAAGCATCTAAACAATTTGACCCTTATTCAACACAAGGAACTACTGCATTATCTAATCTTGCTTCTAATAACGCTTATTTTAATAATCAATTTAATAATCAAGATTTAAATGCTAATTTAGCTCCTAATTATGCTTTTCAGTTACAACAAGGTCAACAAGGTCAAAATGCAGCTAATAATGCTACAGGCGGCATAGTTGGCGGTAATGCTCAAAAAGCCCTACAAGATTA